CTGGGCCGCCTGTTCCTGAAGCTTGCCGCGCAAAAGTTGCCGGGCATATTCTTCTTTGAACTGGGCAAGTCCTTCCTCCCCGTAGAGTCGGGTGATCTCCCCCATGATTTCAGCCTTGTCCGCCACTCCACGGAAGACGGCGTGCCCAATTTCATGGAGGGCTGACCCGGTAAACCGGGGATCTTCGATATTCAGCACCACCTGTGCCGGTCGTCCCGGTGCCTCTGGCACGTAGGCGGCGGCACTACCGGTCGGGCCTTCCTCGCCCACGGCAGCAAGTGCGTCCCGGTAATCGTCCGCCCCTTTCGTCAAGACCACGTCGGTGTCCTGTGCAATCAATGAGAAGTCCGACAGTGTCAATTGGGTTTCCCGAGGCAAAGCGTCGAAGTCCTCGGGCTTGACGTTGGCGGCGGACTCCTCAATTTTCTGACGGAACGCGGCAATGTCAGCATTCTCGCCCTGCCGGTTCCGTAGCTTTCGGGTCCACGGCAGGGCCACGACATTGCCCGCAGGACCAAGCACCGCACCCATGCCAATGATGTCGGCCTTTTTGTCTTGGCCCAACGGGAGGCTCAACAGAGCGCCCGCTGCCGCGCCACCAATTGCCCCGGCTGCGACGTTGCCTGCAAAACCAAGTGCGGGGTCAAGCTTCTGGAGCCTTGCCTCGGCAAAAGCGCGAAGTCGGGGGGATGCAAGCGGGTCTTTGGCGACCCGTTCGAAGACGCCACGCCTACCGCCCTTCTCCGCTGCCCGACCAACGGCTTGCGCCACTTTGCCGGCCTTCTGTGCGGTCGCGCCACCCGCCTTCAACGCAATTGGAACACCTGCGGCTGTCGGCAAGCCTCCTGCCGCTGCGACAAAAGGGGCGGCAAACTCTGCCGCCTGGGTGGCGCCAACAGCTTTGGCCGCCTGTTTCGATCCCAGGACAGCCTCGACGGCTTTGCCCACAGCCCTTTCCGGCAGCTTGCCCACAAAGGACGCCACCTTGCCGCCCGTTTCGGCAGCCTTGCCGCCCATCTGAATCGTTTTTCCGATCACCCGTTTCATGGGCACTTTCGCCGCCATTCCGAGCCCGCCGCCTGCAACCAGGGTTGGGTCTGCGCCAATCGAAAGCAGTTCCGCCGACTGCATCATGGGGCGTGGCTTCGGGCTGACCGGCGGCAGTTTTTCTTCGGGAACCATTTCGCCCAGCTTTTCACCGGCTTGCTCGACCAAGCCCGCTTCCCCGGTGTCTGCCTTGGCACGGACCCGCATCATGTCAATGTCCGACCGGAAACGATCCATCAGCGTTTGCACCCGTTCGTCTTCCCGTCGTGCGATCTCGTTTACCTTGAAGTCCCGGTAATCCTTTTGCGCGGATCGGAATCCTTCAGGGTCGAGCTGCTTGAAACGTTCGTAAGTGGGCGTTGGAGTAGGCGCAGCCGAAACCTGCGGGTGCAAGTGCTTGAACAGGTCGGGAACGTTCCGGCTTTGGATACCACCAGCACGGGCACCAGACGCGAATTCCTTGAGGGCGTTCCGGTCTTTCAACCAGTTCTGCTCGATGTATTGCCGCTCAGTCGGGAGCTGCCCCGGAAAGTATTTGTTGGCGAAGTTATCAACGGCCTGGGCACTCCATTTGGCAATCTGCCCAACGTCAAACGTGCCACGGGCAAAGGCTTCGCCGAGGGTCGGCAGCGCCCGTTCTTCAATCTCCCCCGGTCCTGCTTCCGAGATTTCCTTGGCCGCCCCCGCGCCAATGTCTCCAAGGTAGGAGACCGCGCCACCGGCAGCCTGAACCGCACGACGTCCGAACCGGCCTGCATCAAAAGGACGCTGGTCCTTGTCAATGACATAGCGGCGGATTACCTCGTCGGGGAAGTCAATCTGCAACGAGTTCTGGTCAACGTAGTCGATCAGCTCGTTGCGGTCGGCCACATGCAGCAGGTAGCTGTTACGGAAGTCCTCCTGCGTTTGGAGATACTGCGGAAATTTACGCGCAATTGCCTTGGTCAGTTCTTGGTCAGAGTAGGCAGAATATTGCGGGTATTTCTTCTTGATTTGGTTTACTACCGAATTCATTTGCTAAACAGGCCCAAGGGATCATCGGTGTTTGGGATAGATTGCAAAGGGGTAGGTTGTGGTGCGCCAATCGGTGACGATGGCTGCGGCAAGGTCTGCACGTTGTCGGGGGGAGTCAAGGCTTCCTGTGCCCCGTCTTCGGGGAGCGAGAGTTTCATTTTGCCAGTCTGCCTCGAGACAAGCGGGAAAAAGAAGCTTTCCGGGATGCCTTCATTCTTGGCTTGACCTAAGATCCCGGCGAAGCGGTTACGAGCCCGATTGGCAAGGCTGCGGGCCGAGATTTCGGCAGCCTGCATGAACGCTTGACGGGATTCGGGATCGAGGAACTCGCCCTTCTTGAGCTTGTCCGCTTTGTTCAGCCATTTGTTGATCCACCCAGACGCTTCTGCCGCTGTTTGGAACTCGCTTTCCCGAACAACAGACGTCGGATCAAGTGCCTTCATAAATTTGAAGATCATCGCGAGGTCTTTTGGCCCTGTCTCTTTGCCAACAGCAAGATTGCCTATGGTTTCAATGTCGGACTGCGATTGCAAATACTCGGCGTATTCCGTCGACTTGCGCATTTCAGTCGCCAAGCCTTGGGCATACTTCTCCTGCTCGTCGGACAACTGAAAACGGCTGCCGAGAGCTTCGATCTCCCGCTTCAATTTGGCGTCTTGAAGCTGCTTCTGCCGCTCCCGTTCGAACATCTCGGGCTGTCTCCGTTGCTTGGCAGCGTCAATCTCCTCCATGAATGCCCCAACCTCTTCGAGGCTGTTGTTCTGAATGGCGCGGTGCATTTCGGCAGCAAGCTTGTATTCCCCCATGTTGTAGGCAGCTAAACCCGCATCCAACGCCGCGTTGGTGTACTTCTCGGCCATCACGTTGGACTCAAACGCCTTCTTGGCGCGGGTTACGTTGAGCATGCTTTGAAACGCTTTCGGGTCGCCGACCATTTGCCCGGCGTAATCGCTGAAGAGTCGGGAGACGTTCGACTGGCCTTCCGCTGTGGTCCCGTCAATACCCTTAAGCTGCTCCGTGTACTCGATCAGCTTGCGGTTGGCGTTCGTGGAGGCTGCCGCCTGACTCTCAAACTCCTTCATCTTCATCTGCATCAGCTTTTGACGCAGTGCCTTGTCAGTGGGGTCCTCGATGCCAAGAGCGGCGCGAGCCCCTGCCCGCCCCGACTCAAGCCGACCTTTCAAGAAATTCTGTATGCCTTCCATAAGCCTGTTATGTGAGCAAACCACCAACGAAACCACCCGCCGCCTTGCCGACGGTTTGTCCGGCAGTCTTGGCCAAGATGTTCCCCGGGTTGTTTGCCATCTGCTGACCGTAAATCCCGGCCTGCGTGCCGTAGGTGTTCTGCGCAAACTGCGCACCCTGAGCCCCGGCGTTCGGGTTCAGTCCGACGCCTTGCTGGATGCCAACGGGCTGAAAAGGGCTTGCCCCCGCTTGGGCACCTGCAATTTGTCCAAACTGTGCAACCGGAGTGACGCCTTGCAGGAAGCTAGCAGCATTGGCGAGGCGTTGCTGTCGCATGCGGAAGGCTGCGTCTCCAACGGCCATTGCTTCTGCGGCTGCGGGTGCTTGCCCGAAGATGTTCCCTCGGGCGGCCTGGGCGGCACGTTCGGATTGCTGAACCTGCTTGAGGAGTCCCGGAGGGAGTTCATAGCCCGCTTCGACGTCTTGGAGTGCCTGCTCCCCGAGCCGTTCGCGAACTTGTGCCCCGAGCGGGTCCGCTGCCCGCCGTTCCTTTTCCCGTTGCTTGATGAATTCTTCACCATACTTTTTCTGAGATTCCAACTGCGCCTTGGTCAAGGCGTCGGCACTTTCCGTCAAGAAGTCAACCGCGCCCCGCGTCTGCTCCACGTCACCGAACCCGGTGAAGTCAACCGTACGCTCCTCCCCGCTCTTGGGGTCGGTATATGTCACCTTGGTCCCGAGTTTGGCGGCGGACTCGATCTTTTTGCGGGTCGCCAGGGTTTCGATATCAGCGAAAATGGCCGCCTCGTTGGCAGCGGCGTAATCTGGCGGGTTTGGTTGGTCTGGTTTACCCATGGCTTAATGACAGTTGACGTTTGGCAATGTCCATTTCCCGGATCGTGATCCGGTCGGAATACTTCTGGCGGGTCCACGCAATCAGTTTCTTGGTGTGACCCTTGATGGCATACATAAGTGAAAACAGGGCCTTCATCGCCCGGGGATCGTTGGCAACCGTGAGGTCCACAAAGGCAACCGGCCCGTCCGAATCAACGAAACCGTTCTCGGCCTCTTCCTTGCTTGACACATAACGGACGAAAGCCACGCCCTTGATCTTCCCGGCGTTGGTCACTACATAGGCCCTTTCGTGGTCGACAAACCATTTCACCCACCGGACCAGCTTGTCGCGGGACCAGTAGCGGCAGCCGTCCCAATGACGACGGACGAACGCTGCAATGGGTATTGTCTGCTTCATGTCAAGGTTTCAATTTCTTCAACAAATGCCCCGGCTCGGATCGTCCGAAGTTCCGGCGTTCTGCTGGTCTGTTCCTGCGCACTTGTCAAGCTCGCAGCCGGGGTCAATTTAAACTGAATTTCCCTCGCTGGCGAGTGCGGCGAAATGGTGGTGTTTCGCAAGCTGTAGCGTTTGCGGGTCACGCCGGAACCAGAGGTATCGACGGACGTCGCAATCTCCAGATCGCTGCCACCATCCAAAACCGCATTGATATCAACGATAGCGTTGCTGCCGCTCGCAAACTCCAATTCGACGTAGTCTGGGGTCTTGGGGTTCAGCAACTCCCCAAACGAAAACGCTCGGGTCTTGAGTTCCCAATCCGGCAGCGAGACAAACTTGAAATCCCCAAAGCCATTTGAAGTGGCCAAGCCGCCTGCTGGGTAGTCGGTGATCAGGTAGCTTCCAACCAACGAAGTGACATTGGCATAAAACGTAGACGCAACTTCGTATTGCAGAGCAGCTCGCAATTGGTCGACCCGAACACGGCTGCCGACCCAATCTTCGCCGTTCTCTCCGTCAGGCACGACCAAGGCGACAAAACCTCCTTCGTTGGACCAGTAGACGTTGTCGAAGGATTCCGTTTCAAGATCGAGGTGGTCGTCGGACGTGACTTCCTCCTGCGGCACCAGGTCACGGAGAAGGCGGACGGAATTGCGCACCCGGTCCAGCACCATCAAACCAGCAGGCCGTTCGCTGAAGAACGCCGGAATCAAAACCTGCGCCTCGGGACCGGTCCAATGGAGCCAACCGGGGACCTTCGTGTTGTAAACCAGCATCGCATTGTTGGTCCCGTTGCCATCAATCGGCACGGCCAAGATGTAGAGCCCGTTCCAGAACGTTGCCGCAGCCGTCCCCGCTTCCTCCCAATTGATCCGGTGGACGAGGTCTCTCACGGGATCGGTCATCGGATCATTGACTTCCGTCGCCCCGGTCTCCAGCACCCGCCGCAGGCTGCGAACACCGTCACGGGAAAGAAACCACAGATCATTGCCGACCTGGGCAACTGTCCGGTGGCTGACACAGCCCAGGTCAAACGAAACCTGTCGAATGCCGAAGTTTGCAATCGCCGTGACCGTGGAGCTGGTTCCCTGATAAACTGCCGGGTTCGTGTTCACCATGAAGATGGAGTTTTCCTTGAACACGACCAAGTTGAAATCGACCCATGAGTAAAGCCCGGTGATGCTGTCTGCGTCCCCCGTGCCGCATTGAAAGGACTGCCCCGCAGTAAACAACCCGTCATCCGTCAAGGCATCCGGCAGGAAGCCCGAAACCCAAACGATGTCTGGTTCCTTGACGCCGAACAATCGGTACCCTTGACTGACCAGATACTTCAACCCGGTTGGTGCCGCCCCTTGCGAGTCCTGGAACAGGCTCAAGTCGTCAAGAAACTGGACCGTGTTTTGGTCGCTGATTCCGTTGGAAGCGAAGAGCCTGGTGCCGACTTGGGCAAAATACCATTGCGCGGTTTTATCTCCAAGAAAGGTCGTGGTTGTCTCTGACACCAGCACGTCACCGGTTTCTCCGATCAAGGCGTTTCCGTCCTCGTCCACCAAAGCTTCGTATTCAGTGGAAACTGTCTCATCTATTTTGGTGTCCGACAACCCGGTGACAGGCACCTCAATGCCAGTCCCGAGAAAATTCCCGCTCTCGTCAACGATGGCGACGTCGTCGTCCTCAGTTACAATAACCTCGTCTGCCAGGTCTGCGACGGGGAGACTTTGGTCTCCCTTGGCGTAGAAGGCGCCATCCCGACCAACTACAAGATATTCGGAAGCCCCATTGAAGAACGCGCCACCCTGCAACGGCCCCGATCCGGTGACGGTTGCCCAATGATGGAACCCGCGACGGGCACGGGTGACGCCCATACGTTCGGGGTGCAGATTCTTCAACGTCTCACAGTCCGTCTGCTCCAGTAAGTTGGCGCGGGCTCCACTTACCTGACGGAAAAAGCCCTCCTGCCCATCAAAAGCAAGGGGATCGTCAAGGGCGTCGTTGAAGTTCTGCGGCATGTTCTCAGGTCAATAAGAGTTCGTCACGATGCACGCCATCAAAGACGTGCGGCACGATCACGGGGTCGGAAGCGGTTTGGTTTTCCTGCTGTTCGCGCATCAAGGCAAGTTGGGCGGCACCTTCCTGGTATTTCACCTGCGCTTTCCCATACTGCCGGTGATGCTCCAACATATCACCCTCGGCATAGGCCAATAGCGCATTGTCAATCCCGTGGATCACGGGAGAGTCGGAGTCGGCGGGTTCATTCCATTTGAGTTTGCCCAGCACATAGAGCGTGCCCGCTTCGTCGGGTGCGGGGACCAGTCGAATGCGGGCGTTGCCGTCACTGTCAGCCGGTATCGGGATGAAGTTGCGCGGCCTCGCCTGGTGGTTGGCGTCGTTGGTCAACGAATTGGGGTTGACTTTAAAAAAGGTCCACCAGTCCGAAGGGTGCAGCGTCTCTCCATCGTCCTCACCGGTCTTGACGAACCGCACCGCAAGGATGCGGTCAATGTCGAAGTCAGCCGCCGTGACGGATGCGTTGGGGTAGTAGAAAACCTCGGGAGCGCCATCCAGGGAATAGTCAGATGTCCCAGCAACAACCGCCTTTGACGACGTGGCGAGGGCTTCCAACCACAGGTTTGAGTCAAACAGCATTTCGTAACGCCGCTTGATGAACGACTTGCAAATCGTCTTGCTGTCGGTGTCAGTGCGCCCGAGCTTGTCGCAGATGAGATCGGATAGTGCGGTGATGGTCATTGCTCTGCTGCCTCCAACAGGGTTGCCGCGAACCAGAACGAACCAACCACAAAACCGATCCCTGCCGTAATGATAACGGCAACGAACAGTTTCATGTTGGCTGCGGTCGGCGGTCTCATGTTATCGGCTGTTTGGTGCTTGCTTGTAGGCGACAACAGTTGTCCCTGCACCGGTCGTGAACGTGGTGATGTCGCCGTAGAGGACGAATCCTGCGGGAAACGTGACGCCCGTATAAGTTCCATCCATCTTGACGTCAGTCAAGGCGGTCAGCGTCCCTGCGGTGACAAATGCGATGGCGGCAAAGTTGGACGCGGTCGGGGAGGCCGACGCCCCAACGATTTCCGACCCAAACAGGCCGACGCTTTCTTCGAGTATTGATCGTGTTTTTGGAGGCATGGTTATTTGCTTTCTTTAAGCGATGTCAATGGTAAACACCAGGGAGGAACTCCCTGAATGAATGGTGATGCCGGTGCCGGGAGTGCTGTCAGGGTCGCCGCCTTCCTGCGTATCAGTGATGTATTCGTAATTGATTCCGTTGGAACCATTCACGGCGATGCTGTTGAGGATCTCAAAACCCTCCTGCGTGAACTCAAAGGCGTAGGCGTGATACGTCGCCCCGTCCTGTGTAAACTCAAGATTGGCAGTAGGGGAGGCATTCGAAAGCTGCGTGACGTTGTCGTCCTTGTCGGTGACATCGAGTGTCCACGTTGACGGCTCGTCGCTAGACCAGACAACCGACACAGGTATGCCAGCAGCCGCAGCTTCCGCAGGGGGTCCCACGGTCGCGCGTCCGGTCAACAAGGATAGCAGGTTCAGGTTCATTGGTTCATTGGTTCATTGGTTCATTGGTTCACCCGGATCAACTGGACTTCCAATTTCCCAAGCTTGACTTCCATATTGCGAAGGCTCGCCTTCACGTCTTTCAAATCGGTTTTCATCTCGTTGGGCGGGAAGTTTTCCCGCACCCACTCCCGCAGTTCGTGCGGGGTGCTTTGAACGCGATCTGTAACCCAGATGCACCACGCGAGCGCAACTGGAAACAGCAAACGCATGATTCTGTCATACGTTGCCCATATCCCCTTTTGGTCAATCTCTGCCATATTTGTCCTTTACGAAATCTCTTGCTTCTCGCATGAAAAATTGAAACTCCATGTCCTTGAACCAATTGCTGTGGCCAAACATGGGTTCGAAATGCTCCTGAACCACGCCCGCGAGTTGAAGTTCGTGGTCAATGTTTTCAACGCCCCGCAAACCCATCGCGCCATAGCCGACAATCCGGCCAAGAAACCCCGCTGCCTTCAGGGGCAGATCGTTCCCGGCACGGTAAAGCTTGAACCGTCCGAGGCGACCGTCTGCAAAAAGCTTGTCAAGCCCCACCTTGGCGGCATCCTCGGGACAGGCTGGGCTGAATAGCTGGATCGACTCAACACGACGGATTTCCTTGTCCATCTTGAGGCAGTTGAAGATAACGTTTGCCCCGTTGCTGTGGCCAACGAGATGGATCTTGAACCCTTTGCGCTGGTAGTAATGCAGCTTCTTGGAAAGCTTTGCCGCCCGCTTTTTCGCGAACAGGAACCGGGTCAACGCCGGGGTGAGATACTCAAGGGTTTCCGCGAATATGCCGTAAGTCGTGTGGAAATGAGTCGTCGCCCGGCGGTTCCAGTTATCTGAAGATCCTGGAAACGTCAGAATTCCGTTTACGAAAATGACGACTTCTTTTTCCATGGTTCATGGCGTTACTGCGGCCCCGACTGCTTCGCCAACTGCCGACCCGGCAGCTTTCACGACATCCGCCGCGTTGTCGGAAACGTCTTTCTCGAAATGGTCAACCGACAGGGCACGGCTGAGGTCGTTTGAGTTGCCTTTGACTTCGTAATGGAGTCCCCGCAAACCCGTCTGACTGAACACGCTTTTTGCCTTGACCGAGACGATCTCGCGAACCGTGCCGTCGAGGTTGTAGGTGACGCGTTCTTCCCGGAGAGATCCGCAACCGACTGCCGCCAGGCAGAAGATGCACAACAGAGGGATTTTTAAGGTTCTCATTTTCAAAGCGCGTTGTAGCCGCTGGCATTGTTGTAGTATCCCCGAGTATCACCGGAGCCGTTGAATTGAATAAGCCCGTAACGCTCACCCGTGGAAATTGAATCACCAATCGAGTTGCCAATGGCAGTGGATGTCTGCCAGGAGCGATCCGGGAACCACCAACCTGTATTGGCGGTGAAGCGGTGCAACCAGTCAATGCTCGCCATCCCGTTTTCAGCCAGTTGGTAACAGTAGAAGAAGGCATTCCCAACCATGCTCCACGGGAGAGACCGGGAACTTGCCGCCCCGGTGCGTCGTCCGAAGATGGCGCGGAATCCGTAAACCGTGTTATTCGAGAATTGCACCTGCTCGGCAAGGGTGTCCTCGGAACCGCTGGTGTTGCTGATCTCCACCACCGCTTCGCTGGTCAGTGCGTTCAACTTGCGGAAGTCTCCGGTTGTGCCCCCGGTGATGTCTGCGGCACTGGAGCCCTTTGTAAGGGTCACGGAAAACTCGTTCCCGTCAACCGCCTGCACATAGGCAACGTCACCGTTACTGATGTCACCTGTTAGGTCGAAGGTCCCGGAGATGTCCCACCAGACCGCATCGCCTACACTCAAGCCGTGCCCGGCATAAGTCACCTCGTCACTACCGGTATCAACCGCCGTGATGGTCAGGGCTGAACCTATGAACGACGATTCAGTGAACGGCTTGCCGTAGAACGTATTTCCACTGATTCGCAACCCCCGGATATTGCTCAACGTGTTGTTGAATACCTGAATACCGGTGCGTGGATAGTTGACGCTGTTATCGGTGATGTTGACGCCGCGAATGTGGCCGTTGGGGATGTTGGTGTTTGTCGCTGCCGCGTAAACACGAATTGCAATACCATTGTCGACGTCGGCGTCCTGCGTCCCTGTCGGGCAGTGGATTGAGTTGCCCGCAATCGAGATAGCCCCCATCGCCTTGGTGTTGACAAGGTAATCGGAACGGGACGAGTAAAAGCTTTCCAATGAGTTCGAACTCACGTCAATGCTCCCGCCTGAGCCTACTCCATAGGTCTGCGTGCAGGAGTTGCCACTGACCACCACATTGAGGCTGGGCTCCGAGATCGCGATTGCACTGTTGATTGCACTGATCCGATTGCCGCTGACCACCGCACCCCGGGCGCGAATCTTAACGGCTGTGTCCGTGCAGATCAGTACGTCCACCTGAACACCTGAGCCGTCACTGCTGAAGCTGACAACCCCGCCGCCCAGTGTGGCCTCGACCTCGAAATCATCAGCGGTCTTGTTGATGACATGATACCAGGTAGTCGAGTCAAGCTCTGAAGGGAGTGACCCAGAGCCGAAGCGAACCCGGTCGCCGTTACTCAACCCGTGTGAGGTCCACTGAACCTTTTCCGTGGCATTGGCAAGGGTGACTGCGTTGTTAAAACTGACCCCGTCTGGTGACGTGACTGTGTTTCCACAGACAGTGGCATCCATGCCGGTGATGTAGAAGGCATGTTCGGAGGAATTACGTACCGTGTTCCCGGTGATGTTCCAATCGCGGCCACTGCGGTTGACGGATGCCGAAAGATTGCTGTCGGTGTAAGTGTCCGTCTCCTTGTCTTCAAAATCGTCGTATGTCGAATCCGTGGACACGAAATTGTCGCACCACTCAGCATAATTGTCCTCCACCACCAGGCCATCACCTGCGAACTGGACAGCATGGATCAAGGCGCGGCCAGGAACCGCATGCGAGGTGGCGTAAAACGAACAGTTAACCACCCTCAAATCGTAGACCTTGGTCTTGTTGTAATAGGTGGAGTCGAACGCGATACCTGGAGCCTGGGCATAAATGGCGCTGGAATCAATCTGCGTGAAGTTTACCCCGTCAACCAGGATCTTCTTGCAGTTCTTCAGCTCGATGGCGTTGCGGTGGTCATGCTCGGCGGAACCAGAAGACGAGTGCCTTACGTCGGAGCCTTGGAATGTGCCTCCAATGACGGAGAAGTTCTCAGTTGCAGAAGCGACGTCACTGTCAGGAGTGCCCACCAAAAGGATCGGGTAAGCATTGGCGAGCGTGGTAATGGCTGCGTGGCGGGCAAGGATCGCTTTTTGATCCAGCTCAAAACGGACATTCGATGCAGTGACCTTCAGCCCGTAATTGTCGTTTGTGCCTGACACCAGCCCAACCAGGTAAGTGCCTGCCGGAAAGTAAACGATACCTCCCGAGGTCAACGAGTCAATGGCAGCCTGGATGGCGGAACGGTCGTCAGTCGATCCGTCGCCGGTCGCCCCAAAGTCCAGCACGTTGGCCACTTCGGCGGCCCGCGCCTCCAAGGTTCGGGCGGTCGTCGCCCCGGTCGCCGTGCGCTTGGTCACGTTGGACATGGAAATCTTGTCCATGCGACCCTGCGCAGCGTTCCATGCAGCCAACTCGTCAGCGGCAGCCGGGGTTGTAATCTCGTTTGTGAGAGCGTTGATTGTCTTGGTCGCCATGACGTTTTACCAGTTGTAAGCCTTCTTAATCTGTCGTTTGGAAAATTTGCTGCGCCAACGGGAGCCGTGCTTGCACTCCTCGGCATAATAGCCCCGCTTCATCTCGGCTTCGCCGTGCGGGAGTTGGGGGCCTTTGCTGCCGCCTGGGACGGCGATGCGAACGGGTTGGTTGACCTTGGACCAGTTCTTGCCTTCGAACTGGAAAAACTGAACGGCGGCGGGTTGGATGAAATCCCGTCGTTCTCCGTCCTCACTTTGAAATTCAAATATAGGCATTTTCGGACTGTGCGGCTAGTTCCATCATCTCGCCCCGAGTAGGCATGTCGTTCGAAACCGGTTTGCCGTTCACTTCCTGAATGACGACGGAAGCGAAACCATTCTCGACCGACCCAATCTCACCCTTGACGGTGAGGGAGACCGGGGAGCCCCCGGAGAGCTTTTTACCCTCCCCGAGGACTTCCACCGGAATGTCAATTTCTCTCATTAGCGTGCGGATTCCAGAAGGAACTTGACTGACGTGTTTGTCAGTGTCACGCCCGTGCTGTTTAGCACCTCGACCAACTTAATGGCCCGAATACCAGTCAGGTCCGCCTTGGCAAGGCGACCGAACGCAATGTTGGCACCGGAGGGCACGTCGTTGGTGATGGCCAGAACCAGCGGAAAGTTCTCACTGGTCGTGGTCGTGGAGAAGTTCGATCCGTCAGCAGAGACGGCGAACGACAGGTAGACCTCGGCGTCATTGGTGGCACCGGAGGGCGTGAAGGAGTAAAATACCCCGATGTCAACGGACGGGTTAGGAATGTTGACCGTGATGTTCGTCAGGACACCGTCAGCACCATCGGCGATGGTGGCGGGCAGGCCGGACGTGTAGGAGACCAGTTGACGACCCTGGGACTGCGCCTGAACAGACGCAGCAAGGCCGAAAACAAGGGCGAGTGCTAGGAGGAACTTTTTCATTTTGTCAGATATTTGAGAGTTGATTTCTATGGGAATTCTCCCGGCAGGGGTCAACCCACCGGGAGAAGCTTCACGTTACTTAAGCACTGTAACCGGTGCCCGAGTAGACTTCGCACAGGTGCTTCGGCTGCAAGAGCTTCGCACCGTAGAACGCCTTGAAGGCGACAGTCGTCATCTGCGCAGCCGGGTCGGCCTTGTCAGCACCGCTCGCGATATACATGCGGGGGCTGAACGGGCTCTGGCTGTTCAGGTTCGGCACACCAAAGGTCTGGTTGCCAAAGACGAACGTCGAGTAGGTGTCGCCTGCGGCGTCGTGGGTGTACTGCGAACCGGTCGAGTCCGAAATGAACGGCTCGGTGGTTTCGATGACACGCACGCCATAGAGGCGGCCAACTTCCCCGGTGTAGAGATCCTCGACGTCGCTGTACTGCTTCGCAGGAATCCAGATATCGGAGTCATTCATCAGGTCGCGGCAGACCTGCGGACCGGCGACGGCGACCATGTAGCCGCGTTCAACCGGAGTGGCCTTGTCGATCTTGAGGGCCGTGCGAGCGTCCAAGAGATCGGCGGCGGAAGCGGCGTTGTTATTGGACCCGGCCCAATCCGTCGCGTTCCCGGCATAGATGTAATTCTTGTTCGCGGTGTTGGCACCCAGCTCGGCGCGGATGTCCTCTTCCATCTTCAATGCCATGTCCTGCGCGTTCACCATGGAAGCCTGCTCCAGGTGATTGAACAGGGCGGTAGCGGAGAGAATATCCGAGATGCCGATGGTCTGGCCGACCTGCGTCAAGGTTTTCTCGACGTATTCGAGCTGCAACTTACGGTACGCGCCCGACGCGATGGCGGTGCCTTCGGTGATGGAAGCGATGTCAGTGGTTGCGGGCTCGGTCAATCGGAAGAACCGAATTGCCTTTGATCCTTCGTTGGCGGGAAGGTTCGCCTTCTGGGCGAAACGTTCAAGTGCCAAGTTGGGGGTGATCTGGTTCAGCAACTGCTTGCTGAAGTACGTCTGAAACTGATCAGAAATCGTACTGGTTGTGGATAGTGTTTTTCCTGCCATGATGTTTTGTTATGCGTTTACCATGACGTCCGCTGAGGCAAACTGCTTTCGGAGATGGTTGCGCATTTCAGTCGCGTCCATATCCTCAAACGCCTTGCTTCCGTCAGAGGGTTGTTTGATGTCTGCTTGCTCTTCGCCGGGCTGAATCAGCTTGGACTTTTCGTCCAGTTCTGATTGCAGATCGGCGACCTGTTGTTTGAGTGCATCGACTTCCTTGCCTTTCAGGTAGGTCGTGGCAACCTCGACCGCATCAACGATGCCGTTGGAGTATTGCTTGAGGACGGGACGCTGCTCCAGAATGTGAGAAACGGTCTTTGACAGTTCGGACTTCGGATCACCCAAATCGGGATGCTCCTTGGCGAGCAATTTCGCATTGGTCTGCCATTCAGTCTGGAACTGCATGTTTTGGCGTTCCTGCTCCGCTTCCGCATCGGCCTTGCGAATTTCTTCGGCCCGTGCCAGCGCAGCTTGTGCCAGATCCTCCCGCCCTTCGTTCTCAAACTCTTTCGCAACTCGTTCAAGGTCTTCGGGTGAGTGTTTCTGGCGTTCCTTCGCAGTCTGGATGTCGTTCAACGCCTTCTGCCGATACTCCTCGGCGGACGCGCGTTCAGCTTCGAGCCGTTCGCGTTCCTCTTGGAGCTTCGCCTTTTCAGCGTTGATCTCTTCCCAGGTCTTGGTTGCCCGTTCTTCGGACTTTTCCTGTCGAGACTTTTTGTCAGCCTCCGCAGGCTGTTTGGCTTCCTCGGCTTTTACCGGTTCCGGCTCTGCTTCCGGGGCAGGCGAGCGATCTTCCTGCTCTTTGGGTTCGCTCTGAGGGTCGTCTGGCGTGGCCACTGCTTGAAGCCCGTCGTTTCCGGCGTTCTCCAGCATTTGCAACATCAGGTCACGGTCAGACACGGATGCAGTTTCAGGCGCGGTTTGTTCCGATTTGTCCATACAGCCAATTCAAATCATCGGTCGGCACCCCGTCAGGTGGTTCCAATAGGGAGGACCCTTTGTCGGTTTCTTCCGGCAAAACGTGCAACTGATCCAGATAACTCAAGGTCAATTGCACACCGGCAGCCCGTCCCACTGACTTGGTGAGTTCCGCTGACTCTGTCGAAAGCGTCGATAAGGACTGCTGAATTAGCAAGTCTCTCAAGCTAATACTCAGCTTACGACCGGTCTCTGACAGCATGAAGGTATGGAGTGCCTTGCGGTCGTCATCCGACCATGCCGGGACTTCCTGCCATCGGATTTGCGGCGGCTTGGGCTTGCGCCCCAACCATTTCAGGATTGTTTGGATCAACTTGAGCTTGTGCATTGGTTGAAAGTTGTTCACCCATGATGCCGATGGCATCCTCGGCAGCCTTGGCCATTTCGGGGTCCTGTTGGCGCAGCGCCTCCAGGTGTTGCTGTGTGTGGGCGGTCAAAAGTTGCTGTTCCTGCGGCCCGATCTCCAGGTCGGCGTTCGCGGCGTTGGTCACATAAGACATCACTGTCTGAATGTGCAAGGCGTGGTCGTCGGAAGGCTTTACCTGCGCCGGGTAGCCCGTCTTCATAATAGCGATTTCGCTTGCCTGTTCTTCGGCCTGGTCCGCCTGTCTGATTTGCGGGTCTCGGGCCAATCGCTTGACGAGGGTCGCGTCGTCCACTTCAAGTACCGACTTAACAAGCTCAAACTGATCGACCAAAGGATTCCCGGCAAAAAGCTGGAAGCGTTGGAACGCTTTTTGGACCAGAAGCGGTTTGTTGACGCCATCGGCTGACCCGCTTGGGGTGATTCCGTATTTTTCATGTAGCGCGTTTTCCGGGACTTCCTGCACGGCGTCAACAAACCAGAAGGTCAAGTCCTGTTTCTGGTTCTCAAGGAGCAATTTCCACGACTTGCGATAGAGCTTGGCAAGTGCCATGCGGAAGACCCTCATCCGCAGATCGCTGGACTGCTGATGTAGTCCGCTGATCGCCTGAATCTCCGTCGCCGTTCTCCGGTCCTGCGTATCGACAACGGAAGAAATGCCGAAGTCAGGAGTCGCAACCCGCTGTTGGGCAAGCTCCCGATTCAGGTTCATGTGGACGTCAAAACTGATCGGGGGTTGTGGCATCTGTACCGGCTGCACGCCCTGCGGCAGAATCGAACCCGGCTTGAACGTCATGTTCATCGTGTTTGAATTTTGACCGGTCGTGTTCTGGAACAACGGACGGTTGTAAAATGTCATCGCGTCGTTCTTCTCGTTCAGTAGCTTGGTCGCTTCTGCCTCGAATACAGCCACCTGTTCCACGACACCGCGAGAGGAGTACCACCCCTTGTCCTTGACCTCGTAAGCGAAGTAAGCGAACGGATGCCCGCCATCCTTCAAGCTGTAGGTCGGGCGAAGGTCAAGTTCCGGTCGGGTAGGGCTGAAAGTCTCACAAACCCATTTGCCTTTCTTCTTGGTCCAAACCTCCCAGACGATAATGTGACCCTGTTCCTCGCCTGCCCACGTCAATCCTTCCCGCTCAAACTTGACCTGTGCCTTCTCCTCGTCTCCTGCCTCGTCGCCATAGTTGGCCCGCAGAGATTCGACAACGTTCTTCGAGTTCTTCCACACCTTCGGGTCAAGGCGCATGAATGCCTCTTCGCTGTAGCGTTGCACATGGACGATGCGGTCTGCGGAATCAACGCACTTGGTCCAGCTCGGGACGATAACGTGTTGCGGGTCAATCGCCTGATACTTCAGCTTCTTGTCCCATGTGATTTTCACCACTGAGATCCCAGTAACAAGCATATGGTCGATTGCCCGCAAAATCTCCTCCTCCAGGTTCGACTTCTGTTTCAGTTGATAGTCAAACCATTGCTCGGCGGCAGTTGTGAATTCTGAGACCTGGTTGACCACCGGCACGAACTTCGCAACCAGTTCAGTGGCAAAAAGCTGTTGGAAGTAGTAGGGTTTCAACTTCTCGATGGCCATGTCCGCCAAGGGGAAGTGAACGTCCGAAGCCGTGGGGTAAGGCTTGGACTTGCGCCGCAGCCCGTGGTGACGCATCCTGTAGAAAAGCTCTTGTCGAGTGTCCCAAGTATCGCGGTCCTGGACGTCTTTCAGGATCGCCGCATGAAGTTCGTCGCGATTCACCCCGCAAACTTGCGTCTAGGGGGCGGGAACTGTCAACGGTGCCAAGCTAACTATGAAAAGGCCAAAAACAGTCAAGATTCTGAACCTAGACTATGTCGTTGACTGGCGGGACGACGATTGGCGGGAACAGACCGAGAGCCACGGGCAGCACTGCTACACGCGGCAGACGATCCGCATCCAGAAAGCTTCTCCGCAGATCGAAGCCGACGTTTTCCTTCACGAAGTGCTGCACGCCATTGCTGACGCGATGAGTCTGAGTGATGGAGCGAGCGAAGAGGAGTTTGTAAGCCGAACGGCGACCGGATTGGCTACCGTATGGCGGGACAACCCGGAAGCTTTCAAGTGGTGGGGCAAGCAGTTGCTTGCTACTTGACCTTGTAGTAGCTGACCAAGTGCCCATAGGGGCCTCGGACCTTGACTCGGTCAACCAAGCCCTCTACGTGTGCCTTCCGCAACACGTCATGCGCCCTTCTCTCAGACACCCCGTCCTCTTTGGCCACTTCGCTAGCCGACTTGTATCCCTCCGGCGGCGTCTCTGCTTCGCCCCGAAGTTCTTGGTTCAACTTTGCTATTAGTCCGTTTGCTTTCATGTTTTTCTCGGCGTCCATACGGGTTTAGTCTCCGTGGCGGAATTTATCCAATCGACCACAGCACCCCACGAAAACCTGCTCCTACGCGGGCCTAAATGGAAATGCGGCAGCCCTTTCTTCATGTACCTCTCTATCGTCCTCTTATTAACTCTCAACCGATCTGCGATCTCGGCTTTTGTGAGAATGTCCCGTGCCTCTGTATGATCTACTTGCACAGGTTCCACTTGCACAGGTTCCACTTGCACAGGTCGCTTGCGGTTTTGCCCTTCTTCGACAAGAGGGCCTAACATTTGGTTGACTGATTTCATAAACCTACCTTCGGGAAATGCGTTGACTCCCTCCGTTCAATGTGCAACTGCGGTCTCATCTCGTTGTCGCAGTATTCACCGTAGGCCCAACCCGTCGACCAGGCGAGGGTCTGCCTGCGGTTCTTGGCATATTCCATGGCCCGGCGATCCGTCAGGCAGCCGATGTTGTAGCCCGTGCATCCATGGTGCGCCCGAGCCGACTGGATCACTGCGGCATGTGTGTGGGCAAACAGCACAAATTTCGTGGTGTCGTTCCCGTAAGCCTCGGCCATGTCGCGGGCCGCGTTGACATTGTAGATTGTCCCATGCGTCAGGAGTCCGTTGCCGAGTATGCGCCCCTGAAACATACCGTCGTAAGGCACGTAAGCCGCCTTCAAGGCTCCAACGATATGCGAGTTTATCTGTTCAATCACCTGCTTGGCGCAATGCCTCACCATGGCCTTCCGGTGGTGGAGGTATCGCTTGGGGCGTTCGTCGTGGTTGCCCTCCAAGACAAGCTGCGGCTCCAGCGTGGTCAAGTGCATAAGGCCCGTGTCAATGTCAACGCCGATCTCTTCGGCGTCATCGCTGCTGTCGTCGGCCCCCGAACGCATGCCCGACGTGTCCGCCCAGTCGCCCAGGTGGGCGGTGTAGTGTGGCTTGAAATCTGCCTTGAACTTGAGCAGTGCGTCCCAGCTCGGTCGGTGGACGTGGTGGGAATGCGAGCAGCCCAAAACCAGAAACCGCTTCCAGTTGCGGACGACTGCCGGGGCGGCGTTACTGCTTAAGGCGGGGGAGATCATATCACGTGTCGATAAGCTGTGAAAAACAAACCTGCGTCACTTCCTGCAGTTCTTCAAGCCCTGAATCGTTCAATATCTCCGCATCGACTTCCATCTCGTCTGTGTTGGTCTCGCTGGGGTGATGGTCCCCGTTGCGGGTTGCGGGACGAACGACGCGGATAATTACCGCCCCCAACCTGCGCAAGGCTTCCGCCTCGTCCGGGAAACGGACATCCGTGACAACCGCAAGGGGCGTGTCACAGGCAACTGCAATCGCGATCTCCCGCCGCATTTGCTTTATCCAATGCTCAGGGTCGCTCAATTCCCGCCTGAAGTCGGTTCCCCAGCCTTGCAGGATCAGGCGGAAGTTCTCCTTGTGCGCTTCGATGTAGGCGACCGACACACCGCACGCGGCGGCGACCTCTTCCTTCAAAGGGTCGGCAAACGCCAGCCGTTCGGAGTCGGGCACCATGTCCATTATGAACCGTGCCACTGTATCTTTGCCGCTTCTTTTGCGGCCCGTGAGTCCTATGATGTGCATATATCAGGTGCGTATCTGTTTGGAGTGTTTACGTTTTTCCATATCGCCGGTTAAAGTTGGTTTCAGTCAATGTCGATGGTGCTTTTCTCGGATTCTACTTTACTCGGTATACCTCCTGTTGGAACTATACCACTCTGGTAGGCGTCATTCAGTATCCCGTTTCTTGCGATTCGCCCATCGTGCGGCTGCCGCCTTCTTTGCCCGCTCCTTGGCAGCCATCTTTGACGGCCGCTTCGCCTTCGATTTGCAGAGCTGCCCCCAGAGGCGTTTGATTTCCTCCGGGGTTAGCTCAGTGTTGCAGTGGGGGCAGTTCATGCTAGCGGTACCGTTTCGGTTTCTTTTACTGATACTTTCAGAGAGTAAAGCTTTTCAGCGATCTCCCGGAGCGCGTCATTTCTGAACTTGAGTTCCAAAAAGTCGCTTCGCTTTGCATCGGCTGCCTCGTTCATGCGCTTGTAGATCCGCTCCTTTTCCTTCAGCACATCCATACGGAAAGATTCAATGGTTTCAGGGTCTGTGAGCAGTTCGGCGGGGGTGTAGTGCGTTGCCATGTCTTTACATATACCTTGCTTAGCATGTTAAGCAAGCAATACTTTCATTTATTTTCCGATTCAGTTCGGCGCCTACCATGCCAGTGGAGCCAACCGCCTATGCCGTTCGCTGCCACGGTTCCGTGTATTCGGTGTATTCCGTGGTTGGTCATGTGCGGCTTTCCGGCGGCGGCTCACTTTTGTCGTTGTGCCGCTTCAGACCTCTCCTGATCGCTTGCATGATCGGGTGCCATCCATCGCACCAGCTCTTAGGTCCGTCCATGTCGTATCTTTTGAAGCCATCCCACATCCACTTATATACCTCTTTCGCCGCCGCCTCGATTGCTTCATCGGACGTTGCGGCACAACAAGTCCGTGGAGCCAACCACGGGCAGCCGGTTTCTGTTCGTTCCGTTGCATAGATTCAGTCTTCATTGGGTTCTCCGTGGCGGCTCACTTCGACGGTAGGCCCCTCATCTCGCTCCCACGGCTGCACATCCTTGCGTCGTGCTAGATACCACTTCAGGCGGCACCAGTCAGCGGAGCAGTGGGGAGCGTCTACGAGGTCCACTATTTCAGGCACCCCTGCTTCATCCAGCAGATCCGACACTCGTTTCAGTTGCTTGGCATAGTGCTTGGCCTTTAGTTCCAGTATGTGAGCCGGGTTGGGCCTACCAAGTTGGTGGAGCCAACCGGGATCGTTGGTTTTTTGCTCGGTTTCATTACTCATGATTATCCTTGGTTCCCGCCCGGTGGCTCACCGCAGCGGTAGCCCTCTTGCGCACCATCCATTCGTGCAGGTCTTGGGCATACCTTTCCGCAGTGTATTCTTCGCCTCGGTCTTCCACATCATAGTGGCAGCCAGCATTTCCACCGCCGATCGTTGAGCCCATAATCCCTTCGTTCCGGCTCATTTCCTCGACCACGCGATCGATGATGTCTAGCAGAGCTTCACGGGTATCCGCACCGGCTTTGAGTTCGATGTGCCATCGACGTTTCGGGGCTACCAAGCCAGTGGACTCAACGGCAGCCGTTGGTTTTCGATTGTCTTCACTCATATTTCAGTCTCCAGTATTCATGCCGTGAGTCACTTCGACATTGTGCCCCTTCATTACTTCGCGGACACGTTCACGGCATCCTGCGATTTCTTCCCATCGGTCACCGGTATAGCCATAATCGTCTAGTAAAATGTCCGCAGCCTCTAGGAGCTTGTTGATCATGTCTTTCATTGGCCATGCTTCATCGAGCAGGAGGGGGATTGGGGCACAACAAGTCCGTGGAGCCAACGGCGGATTGCCGTCTTCTCGGGCGGCATACTCGCCAGCCAGCTCTTGGGCCGTGCATCTTATGTCGTCCCCGAGTTGCTCCCGCATCATTTGCTCTATTTCGTTCATAGGTTCGCGTCTTTCTCGCAGCCGTGGCTCACGTCGGCGGTAGACACCTTCAGTGATCGAGGTTATGGATACGCGAGTGAAGCTTGTTCACTTCATCGCAAGCGGCATGGCGAGTATCTCGCTCCACTTCTTTTATCAGCATTTCAAGGGCTGCTGCTGTTCTCTTACCAGACTGGATGACGGGCAGCCATGCAGCTATGTATTTGTCTATTGTTTCCCGTTTCATGATATTATTCGTTGCCTACCAAGCCAGTGGACTTCAACTCGGCACGTTCGGTTTTCTGTTCAGTCAGTTCCATAAATTCACCCCGTATGGCACCCTGCAATTTCAGCCCCCGGTAAATGCTCAATGGCAGCCTGTTGCAGGAGTTCCGCAAAGTCAACGCCGGGTCTTGTCAAATTGTTCCACTGGTCCAAGGGTCGGCCCGCACCGCAAAGGCAAAGAGCAAGGGCGTCGGCACGGTCAGGTGACGAAACTCCGCGTTTCCGCATCGCATCTTTGGACTCCAGTTCAATCCGCCCTTTGCTGTCGACCTTCGAGATTCGGTCGACAAGTTGTTTTTCCAAAAGCTCATTTTTCTCCGGGAGAACGACGTCGCAGGTCTCAATCAACCGTGCCATGCTTGACCACATCTCGGCAGCCCGGTCCTTGTAGTGGTAGGGCTCGAAAGGAGTTCCACCGAAGTTCACCCGGTTGACAGGAAAACCGGCCTCGGCAAGCGCATCGCACATCGGGCCGCCCAGACCGCCCGCATCCGCAAAGACATACTCCGGCAAGACGCCCAGCCTTTTGAACTCAGTCAGGAACCTACCCACTGATGCCATGGTGTCTTTTTCGTGCCAGGTAATCAGCGGCATAACGCGGTTCCCTTCACGCCAGCACAACACGTTTTCGTCGCCGCCTGCCGCAAAATCGCAGCCAATGACGATCTCCTTACCCTTCGGCTCTGGCGGATGCTCTAAGGCATAGTCAAGGACTGCCGGGTAAATGACCAGCAGAACTCCTGACTCTTCCATCCACTCGCCCATGACCATCGAACGGTACAGCGGGTGGCTCTCCCCGTGAATGTTGCGCTGCATCTCAATCCATTTGCGGTCAATGTGAGGACAGTCAAACGCCGTGACCGCATGGATCTTCCAAAATGCCGCCTCCTTCTTGAATATCCGGTAAAACCTCCCCTGTGAGCCACCCGGTGACGAGCAAACGAACAGCCGATCCGGCTGGCACCTCTCCACCGCGTCAAAAATGCCGTCGTCAACAGATTTCGCCTCGTCCACGATGATCATCAGTGAGTCATTCAACCCGGTCCGGTGGAATCCCTCAAACAAACCTGGATCGGAAGCTGTGAACCCGATGATTTTGCTCCCGTGGGCGAATTCCAGGTCCGCCGCGTTCATCTTCGTGACCAAGCCTTCGGGCAACTGCCGAGCCAGTCGCTTGATATGCGGCATGCCCTGTTCCTTCACCTGGCGCATGGCCCCGGAAGTCAAAATCGTGGTCGACCCAGGGTTGATCAGCGCATTCCAAAGTGCCAACGGTGCTGAACAATTCTTCGTTTTGCCTGATCCGTTCGCCGCCCGCAGTGCAACCCGGCAGTTCTTCGGGTCCATGTCTTCGAGAACGGCCACCTGCCATGGATACGGGTTCTCAACCTTGAGAATCTCCTTGCAAAACCCGAGGGGCGAAGCCGCGTCGTTGCTGACCCGTGGCTTCGGCTGTTGCTCCGGCGATTGCTTTGGTGCGGCGGCAGCCTTCTTCTTGCGTGCCGCTTTCTTTTTTGGTTTAGCTGGCATCACCACTTCGTTTTATCGGCCCAATAAGCAGCCGACATCTTGCCTTTGGAAATGTTCTTGGCGTGCCGTGCCTTGAAGGACGACCTGCGCCGCTTCTCCGACTCCGTCTTCGGGTTGGCGCCAGCCCCTTCAACCCCCTGCTGCCCAAACCGGATCAGCTTCGTGTTGCCGTCGCCGTCCTTGGCAACGACCGCGTGGCTCTTGGTCTTGTGCTTCGGAGTCCGCACCGGTTTGTTGTAGCCGGTCGCCCCGATCTTGCGCAGACGCTCGTCCTTTTTCTGCGCCTGTTTCTTGCGGGATGGTATGGGTCGGTTGTTCATTGCTTGTCGTTGTTGTCTCTCTTCTCCACGTAGCACTTCAACTTCTTTGGCTCTGTGAACCTGGAGATCGGCAAGCCAAACTTCTTGGCGCGGGCCTCAACTTCAGGAGTCAGCGACCGGTCGCAGGAGGTCCCAAACCTCGCGCAACCGTCGCCCTTGCAAAACGTTCTGTCTTTGTAGCAGATCATTAGTTACCTTTCTTTTTCTGGATCTTGTACCAA